TAGTCCACATCCAACCATTCTCTGCTGCTGTGCAATCAGTCACATTGTGCATTATTTCCTTACGTTGTTCTATATCAAGATAAGGTAAACGTGCAAAGAATGCTTTATCATTTGCAAGTATATCTTTGAATGAATTGAATGATACATTCATCAATCCTTCAATGAGTGCACTTTTAAATCCAGTACAGTCAATGAATAAATCTCCTGTTACTCCTACTTGCTTTTTATCTGCGTCTAGTCTTACACCCAACTGGTTAATCGTTCTGTTAGATGCAGCAGGAGATCCACCTTTCTTTACATCTTTAATCATTCCACGTACTTCACCAATTACGTGTGTGAACCTGTTCTTCTCTATCCAAGGATAACATACTCTATCTCTTAGGAACTCACCAAACTTCTCAGCATCTAAATGATATGCTGTATCTGTCTGGAAATTATAGTTATCCCAGTCCATATATCCTTCTGGAGTCTGAGCACTATTCCACTGCTTATTATTTGCTACAAGTGTATCGTTCTCAGGATTATAATACTGAGAGAATGACTTGTTGTCTGGATTATATTCTTCTGGATGTCTCTTCTGTAAGTCAAACCAATCTTCAATACCATTAGCAGTGTTATCTAACTTATACTTACCAAATGGATATTGAAAGGTTGTCCCTTTCTCTCTAAAATCTGTGAACTGAATACTATTCTTATAGGTTGCATTACAATACTCCATCCAGTCTTTATCTTCAAGACCAAGAGCATCAAGATACTTATTGAAATGACCTAAAGTAGATTCACCAACCCCAATAGGTTTATGCTTTGAACTCTCCACAAGTACAACATTAACCCAAGGGCATAGTTTCAACAAGGCAGCACAGGTCATCCAACCAGATGATCCACCACCCACAATTACAACGTTATTGACCTGCATAATCTAATTGATACCGTCAGTATTATATAGGACATCATTATAATAGTCAATCGGTCTTGGCATAAAAGCAGCGATCTCTTTTCCTTCAGTGATTCTCTTCTCTACAGCAGCATCTAAGATAGGTAGGAAGTCACCACCAAACTCTCGATCATAATGTGCTTCCATATCCATAACTTCCTTCCTACCAATAATAGTATAACCTAGACCTGCCATCACAAACTGCATACCAATAAACAAATCATTTAATGTTGTTGGTATATCACGACAGTCAATATTATTTAATGTGTGGAATGGTACTGAAGTTGCAGCATCCCAGTATGGTGTGTCGTCTTTGTATGCTGCTGTGAAATGATGTACGACAAAATCTCTGAATGTCATAAACTTGACGTGACACGCTGCATTGAACCAGTCACGTTGTAGTCCTGATATAGTATTTCTCTTAGGGTCAGCAAACTGTATGAAATTAAATAAGAACTCGTGTACTGAGAACAGACCACCTGATTCTAATGGTTCAATGAAACCAGCAGATAGTCCTATTGCTATTGTATTACCCACCCATATCTTGTCTCTCATACCTGTTGGCCAACGTAAGTATCTAAAATCTTCATCAGGTGCATCAGGACAACCTAAATGTGCCTTAAACTCCTTTAGTGCAAAGGCTTTATCCTGATACTTTGAACTGAAATTATAACCTGTCCCAATACGAGACCAAGTTGGTACAGTCCAGACCCAACCACTTGACAGTGCAGTGACACGTGTGTAGCTCGTAAGTTCCCGTTCTTTATCAACATACTCCCGTCTTGTGCACCACGTACTGTCATTTAGTAACACGTCTCTCCAGTCGTCCCAGGGTACTCCCAGGCGGTTCATCAAAATTGCTCTGAATCCTGTGCAGTCTATGAATAGGTCAGCAGTTACCTCTTTACCATCATCAAGAGTTAGTTTTGTTATATTATCTCCTTCCGTGTCAATCCTATCTACTGTCTCTCTAATATAATTTAAACCACGTGGGATACAAAATCTATCCTTTAGATACTTAGCAAACTTAGTAGCATCAATATGATAACCAACTAACGTGTCTATGTGTGGTGTATATAATTTTCCCTGTTCAGATACTACAGCAGCATTAGAGAATACATTCTGAAATGTTGTATTAGATGGTTGTCTATGGTACTTCCAAATATAATAGTCTAAGGGTGGAATATTAGTATCATAAGAACCAAAAGGGTACTGCCACGGTTGGTCAGTACCCCAATTTTCAAATCGAATGCTGTTCTTATATGTTGCGTCACACGCTGGCATCCACTCTTTATCTTCGAGTTCCAGATACCTAATGAATGTATTAAAATGCTGTGTTGTAGATTCCCCTACCCCTATAGTTCCGACTAGAGGAGACTCTATCAACGTAATATTTTTAGTGCCTTCAAAATGTTTAAGTAGCACTGATGCTGTCATCCACCCTGCACTGCCACCTCCGACAATACAGATGTTATTAAATTTCATAATGAGTTAGGTAGGTGGCTCTACGTATGCTCCACCCCAATTTGAATAGCGTTCCCAACAAGGATTATCTTGTGTTGAGATCTTACAAGGTCTATCAACAGACGGTTCAACAGCATCTGACATAAACTCAGAGATTTCCTCTTCTGTCATAGCTGGATCCATTGGTTCTTCTACATCAGATGGTCTTTGAGTATTCTCTTTAACTGTCTTAACGTGATTATACCACAAAGCATCAGCCGCTGCAAGATCTTTACCTGCTGCGATGTCTTTGTATAGCATATCTAATTGCTGACCAATTTCACCATATGCAACTCTACGAGTTGTAGCAGGATCAGCATATGTATCTACACGCTGAACCCATATCATATCATTGGCAGATGGTGACCATTCTAGTGTCCAAGTGTTTGCTACGTCATCAGGTGCATTGACCCACATCTGAGAACAACCACGACCTAAGAATAGTGTGTATTCTTCACCAGGATCTACTACGTCTGCCACGTATCCATTGAAATCCATTAATGCTTTCTTCATTGGTGACCCCTATTTGTAGTTAATAACAGTAATAACACCATACTTACCGTTTGAACCACGGAAAGAACCAAAGTGTCCACCAGATCCACCACTACCATAAGCAGAGTGATCTTGGTGATTATGTGAGAAGTTACCTCCATTTGGCCAACCAGCAGCAACTGATCCTCCAAAGTGAGATGGTCCTCCAGTTCCACCACCGTGAGCAGCGTGTGATTGTCCACCACCACCCCAGATGTTCAAGTCTCCACCAGAACCATTACGTCCTAGTCCACCTGAGTGAGAGTTGTTACGTGCAGCACCGTGTCCACCACCAGCAGATAGATATGGTCCAAAGGATGAGGATCCTCCGTCTCCACCACGGTTGAAGTACCAAGTACCTCCACCTCCTCCACCAACTGTAATACCAACTGAAGAAATGTTTTCGACGCTCATTACACGCTCAGAATATCCACCAGCACCACCAGACTCTCCGTGTCCAGCACCACCACCACCTCCACCATTGCAGCGTACGTGGATGTATTTAACACCTGATGGACGGTTCCAAGTTCCCCCTCCTGTCCATACTTGCATATTATAAATGTTTTCGGAACTTACTGATGTCCAAGACATAGAAGAACCATTATTTGTTAGAAACTTTCCAGACTGTCCTGAGATACTAGGTACGATCTGACCAGACGAACCTGACATAGTTCCGTTCACGGTCAAGTTACTGCAGGTTAAAGTTCCGTTCGCAGTAATATTACCAGACGCTAGGGTAAATCCACCGATGCCTGACAGGTCTCTAATAGATGCAACTTTAAGTGTACTCATTTTACCTGTTTAGTTTTTCCTCAAATCTATTTATATGTTTATGGAGTTGGTCTAACCTCACCTGTTTCAAGGTATGGTTGATCTCTCTCCCATTGATCATCATCAGGGTAGTAACCTGGATGATAATGAACTTTATTGGCAGGATAATCTCTTCTAGAAGACTCATCCTCCCAAGATGTTACTTGAAATGTCTCTTTAAACGTTAAAGTGACACCATCTTCCTTAACATAAGCCTGTACTATGTAGTCAGTATCAGGATCAAGTCTAGGGAATGATAAATTCTCGAACCAAGGACAATCTGTACAGATGATTTGATCATACTTCATCTCATACAATGGTGTATCGTTTCCTTTGCTGATACACACATACATCTCTAGGTCTTTGAAGTAAATTTTATACTCACCGTTCTTTCTGACACTCATCTTAAGATTAGGGTCATAAGATTTTAGTGTCTGAAATCCTGAAGATTCTACAGTCTTCTTAGCAACATCAAATACTACTGTTGCTTCATTATACTCAACTGCTTGAATGTTTTCATCAGCTGGTCTTGGATCATTAGGATCCACTATTCTTGGGTTACTAATTCGTTCCATAATTACAATTCATAACATACGGTAATGTTTCCTGTTCCACCATTATATGCACCTGCACCGTTTCTTGCCCAATGTCCCCAGTTTCCACCGTTTCCATATGAACCAGACCAAGTTTCGGTTTCTTCAGCATAGTTAGAACCTGACCAATTGTTTCCTCCACCTCCTCCTGCTGCTCCATTACAGTCACAGCCTGGGTTTCCTCCACAATTACCTGCGTTCCAACCGCCTCCACCGCCTCCTCCTCCAGAAGCGTCATTACCTGGTCTTCCACACTCATCTCCATTAGTATCTCCGTTACCACCTACAGCACCACCTTGGGAACCACACTGTCCATTCTCTCCTCTCTGTCCACCTGCTCCACCACGACCTGCAGAAGAGCATCCTTCACGTCCACCGCCCCCGCCACCACCTGCTGCGACCAACAGGATATTGCCTTGACTCATATTTACACCCCAAGGTGAGAAGAACATACTTGCTGCTCCACCACCTCCACCACCTGCAGAGCATCCTCTACAAGAAGCGTGTGTGCCACGTCCACCTGAACCATAACCTGATCCATTGTTACCATTACCACCGCCACCCCAACATCCGAAGCAACCTCCTCCGTTAGAGCCACCACCTCCGACATATGCTCGGAAACGAGCTGAATCTACCCATCCTTGTTCTAAGATAAGTTTGGCATATGCAGCACCACCTGAACCACCGTGGTTACCACCTTGTCCACCTTGTCCACCAGCAGCACCCCAAGCCCAAACCCAAATATAGTTACCTGTACCTGTTCTTATATAAAGACTATTATCTCCACTACCCTGAAACCTGTGACATCTTAGTTGTTTACCAAACTGTGATGTATTAAATACTGATCCATTATCGTCAGCAGTCACCTTCTCCATTCCACCACCACCCCCAGGTCCTCTAGATCCTAGGGAATGACTAAAGTTATTTAATAATCCTGAATAACCAATTTGTGTTGACATAATTATGCGTAATTAGATCCAGACCCAAATACAGTGAATGCGTGTTGAGAAGTATTAGGTGTATGTACCATAGCAAATGATACAACTATCCACTTCTCATCGTGTGATGGTGCTGAACCACCTATCCATTGTATGTTAGTACTCTGTCCATTGATGTTTATGGATGAGGGAATTCCTGATCCTCCTGTTTCATATACAGCAACCGTAATACCATATCCGTGTGCACCATCAGTAGGAACATTGTTTAAAGATAATGTCCAGTTACCTCCACCGTTCTTGTTTACCCAAATAGAGTTACCATTATTATAGTCGTGAGTTATACTTCCACTTGTTGTATAGAAGTAGATACGCTCTGAAGTTTCTTCAAAGTGTAACCTACCAGTTGAAGTAATATGTTGTGATTCAATATCAACAAAGTGAGCATATGACAGGTCGTCGTCTCCAAGTAATGTCCAAGATGCGTCGTTTTCAATAGTAACTGTCCATCCTGAAGCAATTTCTACAGGACCAGCAGTAAATCCGTTTGTAAATTCTACACCACCGTTCGCTATAGGACCAATGGTTATATTTTCTTGTATTGTTGTACCGTTCGTTCTAATTATACTTCCTTCACCAAGAGCAGGACCACCTCCACCAACGTCTGTCCAACCTGGGTTACCTTGGTTAGCATCTTGTTTGTATATCTGTGCCATATCTTCGGTGCTGTTATACACCAAAGTACCAAAAGCAGGAGTACCTAAAGCAGTAACTTGTGCTTGGTTCAGATTTGGTAAATTAAGTTGTTCGGTAATGCTCCACGCTTCAACTAAACCTCTAGTTGTTGCTTGAATATTATTACCATTAATCTGGGTAGACATACTAGACTAACCTCCCCTCTTTGTTAACTATTTAGATAACCATCTCTCTTATATGGATCACCGACCCTGTAGCAGGTGGGGTCGAAATACTAAAATCAACTGCGTTACCTGATACCTGATAATCAACACCAGGAATCTGACAAACACCATTATTGAACACCATCACTGAATATGATGTGTGTCCAGGAGAAATAGCGAATCCAGTAGTGGATCCGTTTCCATTATATACAACCCCGTTGTTATTGTTAGCAATACCCGTTGCAAGAGTATATTTATCTTGACAACCATATGTACCAGTAACATCTAGGTTACCATTAATATAAGTGTTACCTGCAATCTTCATCCTATTGGATGCGTCAGGTGCCATACCAATACCATAATTTGTTACACCAGAGAATCTACGTGCAGTAATAGGTGTAGTATCGGTTAGACCGAACTTATACCATATACCTGTCTCGTAAATCCAACCTAATGAATCACCAGCTTGCCAGTCAATGTTATAGATAATATCGCCATCATTAAATGCTAATGTCGAATCAATATCTGGTAGACCTGTTCCATCATCTTCTGCTAGGAAGCTCTGCTTTAGTACAGTTCCATCATCGTTGGCATACGTCAATTTTATTGTCTGAATATTTTCCTGAGCAGTGATTCTCTTCTGGAAAGTCACTGGACCTGAGAATACAGATTCAAGTTGGTTAGATGCACCACCAATTACAGTTAGTTTATCAGTAAGAACAACCTCAGAGAATGTCTGAATGGTAGTTCCTTCTTCACCAACAACATTCAACTGTGCGATGTCTTCGTTAGTGATCTGACCAGTAATCGGGTTGATAACCTGGTTACCAACGTACAGTTCACCATCACTGTTAACACCTGAGTAGTATGCAACACCTGCTGCTTCCTTAAGTGACTGTGATAGTCTGACCTGTATAGATGATAGAACCTCAACCTGTGTAGATGGGAATGCAGTACTGTAGTTACCTGGACCAAAACCAAGATATTCAAACGTGTGACCTGATGCTCTAAGGATAGAGTATCTTCGTAACTCAATCAGCAATGGAGCAACAGAGTTGTCAGCGTTTAGTTTGAGTGGAATCTTTCTTTCTTCCTCATCACCTAAACGTGCAGTAACAACAACAGCATTCAATGTATTAGAAGTAGTGTTATATCCTAAGTTGTTCTCCTGTTCTAATAGGAAGAACTGTGCAGTCTCCTTACTAATTGATAGTTTAGTATCTTCATTAGCTTGTGGTTGTGCACCATCAGTTGTAGTGACCTTACCTAGTATGTCATTGTCTGCAATAGATACAGAAGGAGCTGGGTCAGCAAGTGGGTTATCTCTGTCAAATGTTGGATAAACATCTACAGCATACTGTGAGAACGCAAAGTCATCAAAGTTTGAAGTTGCAGGTGAAACTGAAGCATTCAATATGGTGAGATAATAGATACCATCATCAACACCACGTTCAAATGGTTGGAATGTTTCTACCTCGTAGATATAATAAGTCTTGTCGTATGCAGGAGAGTTTGTTTCAGATGATCTAGGTTGTAATACGAAACCAGTAATGGGTTCTCTAGGAATCGGGAACGCATCCTTGTCCAGTACATATCTAAATCTATAGATTCTATCTTTAAGGTCTCTTGCATCAGGTATTCTTCTAATGAATGAAGTAGGAGTAAATCCTAGGTTCTGATACTGTGAGTTAGCAATAAGAGTTGTATAGATGTCATTATTAGTAGAATCAACTTGTAGATACCAGTTTGACTGGTTAGTATCATACTTGATAGGTGACTCATCTGAACCAGGTAATGAACCTGTAACGTCAGGTCCTGATGGATCAATCTTTGCAGTATGAGTTGTTGGTTGCTGTGCACCTGAAGCAATCAACAGTACATTGATTTGGTCAGGAGTTGTTGGACCATCTTTACGAGCACCAACTGTATAACCCTGAATCTTACTTGGTGGTCTAGCATCCTCATTGGTATAACCATAGAGATATAACTTAGTTGGGTCTGCTGCTGCTCTTATTTTAGCAATATCAAATGTTACCCAGTTAATAGAAATTTCAGGAATATCACTGATTGCTTTAGGTGGAATTATATGTGTTAATTGACCTGCTTTATCTTTCGTGAATGACGCTGCTTTAAAGCCTTTAGATCGGAGAGAAGTGTTACCAAAGTTTGAGTTCGAGTTGGTAATCGAGAGGTCTCCTCCTGAGTCAGAGAAGAAATGATCTCCGAATCCGACAGCGAACACCGAGACGACCTGGATGAATGCGTCGTTACTTGCGTAGATGTGTCTATGTCTCCAACCTTTACGGTATTTACATAGTCCGTTAATGTGTGCACCAGATCCCGAAGCTTGTGCTTCGTAGTTTCCAGTGGACGGGTTGTATAGTACGAATGCTCTGTCATCTTTCTGTAGCGATATGCCAGTAAACTGAGCAACAACCATTGATTTGAAACCAGTTGCTTCAGCACCATCTGCGTGCATACCATTTATACCCCAAACTGATCTTAATGAACAGTTAAAGACATATGGTGAAGCTGAGTCAACTGTATCAATCTCAACTTTAACCAGTACGTTAGATCCTATAGCATTACCACTTGGTTCTGCTGACATCTGATACGTAAACTGGTTACCTTGTGCTGACGTGACAAGGAACGATCCATTATACAAATTGGAGTCTGTTTCAGTTGGTCCTGTTACACCACTCAAGTTAACAGCAACACCAACAGAGAATCCGTGGTTAATTGGGTTATCTTGAATGTCAACAGTAAATGCAGTTGCAGTCTGACCATTTCTGATGATTTGAGATACTCGGAATTCATCAGAGATCGGACCAACAATTCTGTTTTCTTCGACTCTTGCCTGTAATTGGTCTTGAGCGATAGTACCAGAAGTATCAGGAATAGTTGCGTATGCCTTAGATATCTTCTGATAGTATAATTCTAAATCTTCATTATTAGCGTACTCAAAGCAAGTAATTTTGTGATGAGAGAAGTTAGGAGCAATAGTATCTACAACGTCAGAACGGTAGTAAACTCCATTGTTGTCACCATCAAAAAATGACTGTTGCCAGAAATAGCAACCACCAGTTAACCTAAAGATAGCAGTAGGATCAGGTTCATTACTTGAGGTAATACCTAGTGATGCTTGTAAAGTTGGATATGGTACGTACTTCGGAATGATCTTAGTTCTTCTAAGGTCAGATCCTACAACAGAACAACCTCTGGGAACAATAATTCCACCACGAGTTGAATTGAATTTGTATAGGATATTGTTAGGAGAAGTAAGATCAAAGTTAGTATTTTCATCAAACGGTGTGATTTCAGTATATAAGTTTGTACCTGGTCTGTTATCTAGAACATATTCAGAGGGATATAGGTAGATACTAAATGCGTCAAATTCGTCATTACTTAGACCAACACGATAAGAGAATCTAGCCACTTCAAGAAATGCCCTTTGCAATGTCTTGAATGGTCTTAGTGCCGAGTTACCTCGGTTATCATATGCATCTGATGCGTCAAAGTCGTCGGGGTTGACGTATATAATACGACCAGTCCTCGACGTAATGATATTCTTTAGACGGGTTAGTGCCATTTACTCTGATCCTCTTATGTTTATTTAGTTGTCATCAGGGATTAAGCTCCACCGCCAGCTGATCCTGTTGTTTGATTGTACTGTTGTGCTTCCCAATCAGATACATTGTTCTCAAATCCATTGACTTGGAACGATAGATTAGCTGAAGAAGCATAAACAATAAGGTGTGAATTAGGTCCAACTACTAGACCTTTATGCTCATTAGTAGTATTAGCACTAATAGCAACATCATAGTAAATATAATCTTTTGTTTCAAGATCAGTTGCAGCAGTTACACTAGAGACAGTTGCATTTGCTCTATCAGCACCCTGTCCACGTGGTGTATCCACAAAGACATCAGATCCTGCAAATGCTGCAGATCCAGTTCCAAGTGTCACATATAGATCAGATCCTGACCAATCAGCGACCCAACCATACTTACCACCAGTTACAGTACCAACTGTTTGTGTAGCAGTACCAATAGTGAATGTATCACCAGTCACCCAAGTACCATCTACATCATAAAGATAAAGTTCAGTAAACTGAGGATCAGTAACGATGTCAATACCACTTGAATACTGTGTATCAGGTGCTGCTGATGCTGTACCTTCAGCATAGTAATACAGAGGATCGGGTGTGTTAACTGTTGGAATAATTTCAATCGTTCCGTCAGTACCTGCAGTACCTGCTTTAGTTACACCAGTTGTATATTCAGTACCAGCAGTAGGTGTAGCACCTGTACCCTCCTGAGTATCAGAGAATCTTAATGGTAAACCTGTGTTAGATGAGTCGGACTGATCAAAGAGATAGGTACGATCAACATCCATACTAAACTGAGATGGAACTGTCTCACGTCCAGCAACAGTACCCCAAGTAAACTGAGTTGTATATACTGCACTTGAAGTAGCAGTAAACTGAGTAAGAGCAGTTGCGTTTGTAGTACCACCAGTTAAGGTCTCAGAAGTATCGAACCACTGAATCAATGCTTGTGTACCTTGTACCATTGGAGTAACAGTAGATCCATCATTATGTGCTGCATCAGTTGTACCCCATACACCACGTGTGACTGTTACGTCATTACCAGTAACACCAGTAGCAAGCATAATTTCGTTACCAATTCTGATGTGAGTACCAGTAACTATAGTAGTACCATCAGTAACAGTTAGAGTTGTGTCTCCAGCAGCGAACTGACCACCTTCGTTAATAGTAGTTGTTGTACCAGAATCTGTGTAAAGTGAAACCAGTTGCCCTGATTGGTGTGCTACTGCAGTAGTTCCAAATTGTGCACGTGTGACAGCCACGTTAGCACCACCTGTAGTACCTGAATAGAAAGTAGCAGCACCTGCTAGTATGATCTCAGCATTATATCCAGTAATACCGTCTGATAATACAAAGTATGCAGGATTACCTTGTAATGCTTCACCATCTACAAACTTAAGTGATGTATCACCTGAAGCAATATCACCAACTTCTACGTTTAATGACGTTCCTATTCCCCTAAAGGTAGCAGTTAAAGCAGAAGTTCCACCAGTAAGTGTCTCTCCACCTTGGAAAGTACCAGTAACTGAGTTCGTATCAATCTGTAGACTTGTACACTTCTTAACTTTTACATAGTTCGTGATAGTTGCAGTCTCAACAACAGTATCCAATACAAAAGCACTCTTTGCTAAGTCTGATGAACCTATTAAAAGACCTGGTGTAGCGTCTTGTCTACTAATACCAGGATTTATTTCCATCTTATAAGTTGAAATTGGATTACCACGTCTAAACTTATACGTATTGGCATCCAACGTTAATTTCTGTGTATAGTCTTTATGTCCTATACGATATGTTGCAGCACTATTTCCTCTCTCTGCCACACTCAATACTGACGATGCAGTATGTGACGATGAAGTAGAATAAAGGACGGATGCTGTGGTTGCTGCGGGGGATAGTGCAGCTAAGATTCCTGCTGTCATTGTTTTACCAGAGTCCTACGAAGTGATTTTGAAGTCTTAGTCTGCCACCAAAGTCAGGAGCAGAAATTGGTCCACCAAAGCTAACACCTAGTGTTCCAACGTTTTCAGTAGATAACAGAGTAGCGTCTGCATCTGGGAACTTAATTGATCTCGTTCCTGTTATATTATCTATGACCAATCTAACTTGGTTTTGGTCATTAGTAGCATCAATAAGGGTAAATTCTTTTGCAGATTTACCTTCAAATACCTGAGTGGCTTTTGTCGTTACAACTATATTATTATCCGAAATAGGAACATTAAGGTTCGTACTTGGGAATTCATAACGAAGTATTGTAGCACCAGACTGATTACTTAAATCAAACTGAATACGCTTACTAATATCAGTACCATCAGCGAACCGAGGATCAGCGTAATCTTTGTTAGTAAATGTCTGTGTAGCTCCAGTACCTGCAACTGTTAATGATTGATCAGGCCAAGTAACTATACGATCAGACGTTACGTCAGGTGAGACAAATGTAACCTGTGGTGTTGGGTTATTAGGATCACCAGACTCAATATTAGATATCGAAGGATTGATAAGGTTTTTATTACTAATATTTTGTTCAGTAATAGTATCAATCAGTGTTGATTGTGATGCTGAAGTACCATAGTCAGGTAGTCTGTATATATGTGTAACAGGTGCTTCCCACGAGTCAGTTTCAAACAATGCTATCTTACCAGCATTAGATGAACCAATAATCTGTAGGTTACCATCCTGAATGATGATAGTCTTATTACTAATAGTCTGTGCGGTGTCATTACCTAACAGAGTTGTAGATGTAAAACTACCTGTACTTGGTAAAGCGAACGATCTAATTCCAGCTCCAGTTGATACACCAGAGATTTCAAACTTCGCTTTCTTATCAGGGTTCTGATCGTCAGCAAGGAAGAAGTTTGTATCTTGGAATTCTGCAGGACCATTTACAAGGAACTTACCAGAACCCTGTGGTCTCATATCAATGTTTACATTGGATGACGTTGTGTCACCTGCAATGAATCTAATCGTAGCAGAACCATCAGCATTATCTTGCTTCTTATAGTACATACTTGATGTACCGAAAGCAAGACCTAACTCGTTATATGCGTCTTGATAGAGTCCTGTGTCCCTATCCAAGTCAAAGCATAATCCTGGCTGTGATTGACTTCCTGCACCAACTCCTTTAAAGATCTGATTAATCTTTGCCTTACGGTTAGGAATCAGTGGATCGGAAATAACAACAGGAAGAACTGCTTCTCCTGTTAACACACCATCTGCTAGAGTGTCTAATTGTGAAATTCTTTTGGTTCCCACTAACTCTATTCGCTATTACGTACAGTTTTATTTATAACTCTATCAAAGGCGGGTTTAATAAGGAACCTCACCTTCACACTGAGCTGACATCTCAAACAATATTGGATGACATTCTTCCATAATCAAATATTGTGATATGTGATAAAGATCATCCATTGTGTATTTGGTTTTCTCTTCACATTCTTCAATTAATTCAAACGAGGGATTGTCAATTTCATCAAAAGTAAATGGCATACCCATAATGAAGTACATCAGTACAATACCGTGGTTATGCAGCATTCTTTCATCTGAGGTTATCTTGTATCGCATTGTTCAAATACAAATGGTCCTTTGTTAGATCCCCAAAGTAAATTCCCATCCTTATCCCAACCTCTATCATCAGTAGCAAAAACTCCTGACTTATCAAGAGTTGCTTTAGTCTTAACAGTATAACCTTTAGGATGCTTCCAATCTGGATCAGTCTTTCCTACCCATCCATTATTACTTGCAGTCCATATAGTATCTGCTGCATCATTTGTCTCTAATATAATAGCATCATTCCAACGGTTAACATAGACTTTGTGTTCTCTCTGTCTATAAGGTTCGTGGGGATTGTAATCATACCACTGTTTAGTTTTTAGAACACCGTCATCGTAATACCATTCATAATGCACATATGCAAATGATGTTGGACTAGATTGAGCTTGTTTAAGATTGTGCCAGTGCTTGACTAGCACCTGAAGAAAATCATCGGTCTGCATTATGTATGTTTAAAAACGAAAGGACCAGGAATTTTACCCCATAATATATTACCATCTTTATCTGTACCTTTATCAAATGATGTGTAGGTAGCAGAATCTAATGTGATAGTAGTTTCTATAAGTATACCATTTTCATTGTATGTGTTAGGTGGTACCTTCCCAATAAAACCGTGACCTGTCTCATCTAATTTAAAGATGAGGTGCAGGCCACTTTCGTTGATATTTAATTTTATATGATCATCCTGGATATCCAGTCGATGAGTTCTCTCACGATATACGTGACCATTCCAATCATACCATTGTCTACTATGTAAATGAGCACCTTCTACCCACCAATCATAATGCACGTGTGCAAATTGATTAGGCCACTGCTGTGCTTGTTGTAAGTTATCCCACTTATGACACAGGAATTCTAGGAATCTAGCACTAGAGATTGCCACGAGTTCTAATTTCCTTAACTGCTTCCATAGTCTCTTGTTGAGCGAAACTCGCTACGTCTGTTTGACTTGGAAGTCCACCGACTCCTGGCATTGGTGGTGGTCCTTGATGATATCCTTCTAGTTCTTTATCTGCAAAATTTTGTGTAGCAGAATTAGCAACAGGTGAAATAATAACATTACCTTCAGGACACTCTACTACAAATGGTGTCCCTCTTGATGCTAATTTCAAAGTGAAACCAATGTTTTCAATGGCTTCTTCATAAGTTAATCTATTCATTTGTTAACAAAACAACGTTGGTCTTCAGGTACAGTCTCGCAAATAGTTGCGATGACTTCTTGAAATCCTTCAGCACCTTCCTCATTCCACTTAAACCTTATCTTTTCAATATTTCCATCAGATGCCTGAAGGGAAACAGAGCGTTGTGGAACATTAATCCACACATAATCTAACCAAAGTTCTTGCGTGTCCATAAGAAGATCGAAGTACTCAAAGAGTATATAGTTGATTTCTTCAGAGTCCATTATGAGGGGAATGCAGTGAAATGTTTTAAACCAGTACGTGCTTCTGCACGTATAATAGCTTCTTGCATAGTTAAGCAGTCTGTAACAATTTCAATTAGTGGAACCGCAGACTGGGGTCTTCTAAGTTTGACTGTGTACTGTCTTCTGCTCATAATAGCCTCGTAAAAAAGAAGGAGGGAGGTTGGATTCCTGTATACCAACAAAGAACGGGCATTACTACAGTAGTAAATTTTACGTCCTTGCCTGAGACCCGACTGGTAAGTCGATTCACCTTTCGGTGCAGCACCACCTGTGTCTCATCACCTTATCCAGCGTTTGCCAGAAAGATTATTCAGTCACTCCCAATGTGCTGATCAGGCACAAATATATTATACACTAATTCAGCAGAACTGGCAACCCATAGAATTGAGCAGGTCCACCACCACATCCTGCAGCGAATACACCTGTGTTTACGTTATATACTGCGACACCGTTTTCAACCTGATTCATTATCGCACCACCCTTGGCAGTATTGAATTCTCCGATACCACCTGCCTTTGTGTTCACAAGAGTTAAGCGACCACCCATCTTACCGTTAACCACATCAATGATTCCACCAGGAACGTCACATTCACAAATATTAATCTGTGCTGCTGGCATCAATATCGGAGCAGCACCAGTACCATTGATTGAAATGGTTGGTCCTTTAACAAGGTTAACCACACCTGTGATAGCAGGGATGGGGTTCATCATACCAACATTCTTAAAGTGAACGTTGTTAATAAATTCTGTCTTCCAAGCACACTCATTAATAATCTCACCAGATATGGAGTTCATTAGTGAAGATGCTTTGTTAGAGATTGTAGAAGCGTTACAAGAGAACTCATTAAGGGCATTAAACGTGATATTAGGAGCCTGTATTTTATAATCTCCTTCATAACTCACATCGTAGTCAGATGCATAAGTTGTTGCTGCTTTAGATTGCTTTGAACCACCATTACCAACACCCTGTGACACGTTTAGGTTGTGTGTTCCACCAACTTCTATGTTGAAATCACCCATAACCTTAAGAGTATAGTCACCCTCAATAGTTAAAGTCTTATTTCCTTTAACATTGGTACATTC